TGATCGCCTACGTCGACAGGGCTCTCTGCCCGGTCGGCGTGGCGGTCGTCAAGTTTGCGGCGATCCTCGTGGCTACCCTGGCGGCCAAGGGCGCGGTCGACCTCATGCGTGGGGTCGGCGGGGCGGTGTTCGCTCGCCCCACCACACCAGTGGTCGTGCAGGACATGCGCGTCCCGGTGGCGCAGAAGGGCCCGGGCAGCCTGCGCGTCGTGCCCATGACGGAGATGCCCCCCGTGGACCCGGTCGTTCGTAGTGTGGTGTCCGAGAACGCACTCGAGTGGCGCGCGGCTCTCGAGGAGCATCTCCCCGACCTCCGCAGTCGCGGGCGGGTCGAGCCACGTGTGGTCGCCGACGAGTGCTACGAGCCCCTCGAGCCAGCGCCTGTGAGTGTCCCCTCCCACATCCTGGGCACTCACCTCGTCCGCCTCGTGCTGGGTGGCGAGCGTGGCGAGGCCGTCGTCGCCAACAACGCGATCCCAGTGGGCCCCAATGTGGTGCTTCTCAACCAGCACGCCTTTGGTGGGCTCAGCTACCCAGTGCGGGTCGCGGTGACACGGGTGACCAAGCGGGGCATGGTGGTCACTCAGGCGTGCTACATCTCCAAGGAGTCGATCGAGGAGGTGAGCCAGGACTTGGTCCTGGCTCATCTCGCCATGCCCTCCCTCCCCTCGCTGCTCTCCTACATCTCGGATGGAGTGGTCCTCTCGGTGGGGGACGACTGCGACTCTCCCGTGCTGCGTGATGCGCCTGACCGGTCCCTTCGGATCGAGGTCGAGCCGCGGCGCATCTTGGAGCTCTCCGCAGACGTACGGGCAGTGCGCGACACGGTGGATGGCTCCTTGAGGGATCGCCTTAGCTGCATCCTCAGCACGGGGGCGGGCCAGTCGGGCGACTGCGGGGCCCCGCTCGTGTGCACCCGATCAGGGCGCGCCTCAATCGTCGGGGTGCACTCTTTCGGGGGGGTCTCTCCCGTCGACGGTAGCCCGCGCATCGGCTACGTTAAGGTGCAGCTCCGCGACGTCATGTCCGCCCTCGGGCGCCTCAGCTCGAGGGAGCTCTTCGCTCAGCCCCCAGTGGTCGAGAGCGTGTCCCAGGGCGCGTTTGTGCTGAGACCGGCTCTGGCGGACAACTACAATCTGCCTTGCTACGTGGACGTGTCCCGCTCGGAGTTCTGCTTCCTCGGGATGGGAGGACCCAAGAGCGCCCTTAGCGAGGGCACCTGGGCGCGTACGCCGTTTGCTCGCATCTTCGAGGATAGGCTCCGGGAGCCCCTTGCGAGCCCCATGCTCCGGCGGACGCTTGTTCCCGTCGTCGGCGGTGAGACTCGGATCATCGACCCCGCTCAGGTGGCCCTCCTCGCCGCCCCACAAGTCTGCCCCCCCTTTCCCAAGGCCCGTGTGGACAGGTTCGTCGACGAGGTCGTGGCTCGGGTGCTCGTCGGGCGCGTCACTACGTCCCCTTGGGGCTTCAGTCGCGCGGTCCAGGGGGACGCCATGATCCAGGCCGTCGCCATGGACAAGTCCGCGGGGCGATTTGCCTTCCAGGGCAAGCCCAAGAGCGCGTACGTCAGCTACGACGCGGACGGAGCGTGCCAGCCGGGCGACTTCCTCCGCGATCGCGTGGGGGGGGTCTTCCGCGACATCGGGTCGTGGGTCAACCGCCAGGTGTGGGCGGCCTCGTTCAAGGACGAGATGCGCCCCGCGTCCAAGGTGGCCGAGGGCAAGTCGCGAGTGATCTACTTCAGCGAAATGGACTTCTTCATGGTGTGTCGCATGTTCCTCTCGCCGATCCTGTCACTCATCCTCGCGAGTGCTCGCGCACTCGGCATCGCCGTGGGCGCGAGCGCGCACTCGGCTGACTGGGTGGTTCTCGCCGACCATCTGCGCGCGGTCGCGCCCGACGGAGTTGTGTTCGACGGTGACTTCAAGGGCTTTGACATCACCCAGGCGCAGAGCACCCTCTCAGTGGTCTCGACAGTCATCTACCGCCTCGCGTGCCTCATCGGTTGGGTGGCCTTTGCCCTGCGCGCGGTGCTCTACTGTTTGTACTGCTGCGTGGTACGCGTGACCGTC